GTTTCGTCATATCCCTCTCTCGGATAAGTTAAAATCTGATACATTTAATTCCTTTCTACAAGCCAAAATCTGACCGTCTGCGGACAGTAGCTTTGACACCTTCAATGCATTGAAGACTGTATCGCAATGCGTCCATCAAGTGGTTGTTCTTGTCTTCCGGCTTATTCAACCAATTACCTTCTTTATCTCGTTGATAACAATAACTGTAAAATTCGTCCATGATATGTTCACAACTTGGATGCACATAAATAGCGTATCCTTGTAATTTAGATACGCCTGCCATGATACTGTCCTTACCTTTCCTACTCTCTTTGATTCGAGATATGCCATGCTCTGACCTTAGCTCTTCAATTAGCCGTGACTCTGCGCTATCTGCGATGATTGTAGATCGATGATACCCTTTGTCCTTTATCATCTTAGCGACTTCCTTGGTTATCAGACCGACTCTGTACGCTTCGTCAAAGATGTGTATTTCTTTTGTTTTGTCATTTATCAACGAGCAACACAAAGCGGTTGGATCGTGAGTGAAACCAAAGTCAAGACCGATGCACAACTTGTTATCAGGGTTTTGTAGCAACTCGTCTTTGTCAAATTCCTTGACAGTCACGTTGTTGTAGATTAAACCTTCAGCGACACCCCACTCGCCGTCGCATACGATTCTCGCACGCCTTGGATTCGTATGATACAAATCCTCATAGCGTTTGATATCGACTTCATCAAGCCACTCGTTGCATCGATAGGTAGTCGTCATCGAAAGTGTATCGGCTCGTCTAGTCTCTTCGTCAAAGAAGACCCGCTTGAGCCAATGCCTCTCGTTCCACGGGTTAAACGTGACCGTGATTTGTTTAAAGAAATCAGGCACATCTAAGCTACCACGGATAGACTCGACGACTGTACTGAACTTATCTTCAGTTTCGATTTGATACGCTTCCTCAAACCATGCCCAACAAAGAATACCAACATCAACCGTGATAGATGTAATTTTAAGTTCATCGTCCAAACCGCGGAAGAGAATCTTCTGACCTGTTTCTTTTACAGTTATCTCAGGCAACGACTCGTTGAATTTAAACTTATGAGCGACTTTTAGTTGGTTAGCTGCCCACTTAAAATCCGTGTAGGTCGATTGCTTGTTCGTGTTTGAGTATCTACGAATGACAAGTAAATTGGCCCAGGGATATTTCAAAATACGGGTAACATAATTCAAAGCAGTCGTCTTAGACTTCTTCGAACCACGGGACCCTTTGACAACTCGGTAAAGATTTCTCGATCGCCAGAACTGACCATATCCAGCTCCAACCATCTTCGGCAAGTCTACGACAATATCGTTCTGTTTAATCTGGTATGTCTGACTCATTCGCAAACACCACCGTTCCAGAAACGTCCGCCTCAACTTTATCAGTGAATAATTTGAGATACTTACCTAATAACTCAAGAGCTTTTATCTGTTCGTCGATAGGCGCCGTACCTTCGTATTCAACATACTTTATAACCTCGCCTGTTATTTTATCCGTCTGTTTACTATATCCAACAATGGGTCGACCAAAAGCAATATCGATAAGACGATCTATGATGTCGTTTGCTTTCAATCCCGATGCATCTAGTCGTTCCTTTGTTTTGATTTTGATATAGTTTAAAATCTCACCTTTTCTAACCCATGCGCTTCCTTTGTTAGCGGCATTGGCTTCGCCAGATGTTGGATATATTTTTAAATAAGCCTGTGTCGCGTTATTGCCGTTAGCGATGTACTCATCTGCAAAATTTCGTTCACGACTATTCAAACCGAACTCATCAACCTGTTCTCTACTTCTTTTCTTTACGATTTTCCATCACCTCCACTTCTTAAAAAATCAAAAAGCCACTCAATGAGTGACTTAACGAGAGGCGACTACTAACCTCTATCAGAACCAATAGTATATTGTTACCTTTTCTTTTTTATTTTGTTGTAGTCGTTAAGGCGACGCTCGGAATCCGGAATCGAACCGAGATACAAAAAGTTTGTATAGCTTGCAATTTTAAAATTAAAGAGATTATAGAACCTTTCGTCGCCATAAAGGGCATTGCGCCCTTCAGTGAAAAATATATATAGGATCCTATCAGCCTCTTACTGACAATATCATAATATCACTTTAAAGTTTCACTTTAGTTCACTTTGTTCACATTTTTTGATAAGTTTCCAAAAGCCGACTTCCTAATTTTTTGAATAGCGCCTCGGCTATATCTCAGTTTAGCCTCAACTTCGTTCCAAGTCATCCCGTCGATGTAAAATAATCGCATTACGATGTTCTCCACCGGATCGTCTAGCGACTCGATAGCTTGAATGAGCTCTTCACGTTCTTTATACAGTTCTTGGATTTCCTGATAGAGTTGTTCTGACTTATCGATGATCAGCACGTTCAATTCTTCAGACTGGTTTTTATTATTTTTCGATTTCGGCATATTATCAAATTGCTGTCCTCGTAAAATACCCGACTTCAAGCTGATGATTTCCTGATGTTTTGACTTCACTTTGATATCAATATATTGCAAGGCCTTTAGCCGCTGCTTAATATTGATTGTCAATCTTCTGCCTCCATTTCTTCAATCAACCAATCAAGGTTCTTGCGTGCTTTCTTCAGGTCTTCAAGACCGTTCTTCTTCTGGAATCGCAGTTGATACTTCAAGGCATTTCCAAGATAAAAGCCTTTCAGCTGTTCTGGGGTCATGAAGTTCCTTAAAGCATCGATTGACTCCATTCCAAACCTACCTTGATAGTGATTCGGTTTGTTTACATTGTCAATTTGTTCTGGTTTCATTCTTCCACCTCCTCAACTTCCACGCCCTCACAATCGAACACCCAGCCAAAGCCAGCTTTTTCTAACTCTTTTCGGGTAGCTTTACAATTTTCAGCTGTTATATTTTGGTTGAAATAAAAATTTCCCCCTAATGGTGTTTTAACTAAAGGTTGCCCATTCTTCAAACTAACTATATACCGCTTTTCTTTCTCGACCTCGTAGCCGAATTGGTGCATGTTGACGAGGGTTTGAAATGGTTTATTGTTAGCATGATTCATCCATTCATAAAATTCAGACTTTTGTTGTTTGCCCCAGTGCAAAATGTATTCCCAAATATCATATTCTAAATCATCTTTATGCTTTTCATACCAATCCGCCACAAACTGCGGTACTTTGACTTTTTTGGGTTCGTCTAGTTGTTTTAAATCACTCAAAACTCCAGACGTATCAACCCTTCTGAAACAATCATGGTTCAAATACTCGTATTTCTCAATCAATTCTTTTTTATTCATTTTTCAATCCCTCCAACTGTTTCTCCAATCTCTTCAGTTTTTTCTTCAAAAATTCACGGTGCGCAGTTCTTCCTTGCGCAAATCGTCCGTTGCAATCTTTCGAGTATTTCTCGATTTCATTCCTGATTTTCTCAATCGAGTGTTCCAAAGCTTCAATTATTGTTTGTTTGCTATATTCCATAGTTTAACCTGCTTGTTTTTCTAGCCAGTTAAAGAGCAGGCTGAATTGCTCCGTCACCAGCTCGTCATCATTGTATTGTTTGCAAATTTCTCCGATAGACGACACAGCCCATTGCCAATAAGCATCTGTTCCAAATCCAACTTCTTGACTCTTCCGGTTGCTGCGTGCCATCCATTCCGGAATTTGTCTGCTAAAAAAATCAATGTAATCAATCTTCATTCCAATTCCTCAATTTTGATATAGATCCCGACTGTGTCTGCCCAGAACTTTTCTGCGATTTCGCTAGCCACTTGAGCATCATCTTTCCAGTATCCAAGTTTCGTCATGCAGTCCTTGAGTAATTTCTGCAAATTATCCGTATCTGGCTTTGTGGTCTTGTACTGTCCATCATAGCTTTTTTTGATACGAGGAAAACACCACTTGACTGTCAAACGAATCGCTCCTTTAATTTTATTCGGAGGGACATGCTGCGCAAGCAAGCTCTCAAATTTCATCCTGGCATTTTTTAAATCAGCCGGTTCATAAAAGATTGGCTTTCCAAATTGGACGTTTACCTTTTTTTGCTGGTGAGTCGTTGTCGGAATTTTTTGCATCGGTAAAAAGAATTCAATAGACATTTTTATAAATGCACTTCCTTTCTTTTTTAATTTCGCGCTTAGTCCATGGCCCTTGTATATGACAGGGTGCATTTTAAGCAACCCTGTCTATACAGGTATGGACATGATGGACGACAGGACATTATCTATATATATAATATATAGGTGTCTGTCCGGGACACGACCACGTTTTTATGGTCTTGTCCTTTTTTTAGGACAAAGACACAACCATAATTTTATGGTGTTGTCTTATTCGGACACGACCACGTTTTTATGGTCT